TATGTAACTCTTGCAGAACTTTTTCGATCTTTACTTTATCGCTAGTTATCTCTAAGTTCTGGACGTATTGCTTCAAAATAGTCAACGTATCTTGTGCTTCATCGACCAGTTCACTCTCATCGATCACATCTAAGTTCATGTGATCTTCGACAACCTTAATATCACAAGGTGAGGCTGCCTGTAGTCTATCTAAGAACAAGTCAAAGATATACGGGTTAGTCTTGTTTCTGACAATAACTTTAATAAAAGTATCTTTCAACTGAGTGGTGTCTAAGTGTGCAACATCTTCTATAGTCATATCAGCATCATCATACATGATCTTGTGAAAGAGACTGAATGGATTTCTAATGTAATCCATCTTACGAGACTCTGTATCAAATACACTAAAGCCACGCCTTTGATCATGGTCTGACCAGGTCATCTCATATTGAGCACCTAGATAAGATATATTCCCGATAGAGGATGGTTGATGAAAGTGACCAGAGTAAACTGAATCAAACTTAGAAAACGTGCTACGGTCCATGCCGTGATCACATAGATGACCTTTGTCCATCTCATAACCAGTAATTTCAAAGTGACCCATGAGTACTTGTGCTTTAGTGTCAGCCATAGCCTTCATGGACTCTTCGTAGTTTTCTGCACATAGCCAAGGAGCAAGCATAATCTTACATCCGTCCATTTCTAACTCAACAGGTCTTTCCCAGTATAAGTGTAGGTTTTCATGGCTAGTATTACCATATAGTTGGTTAAGACTGTTAACGTCATTCGTATTCTTGAAATACGTGTCATGATTACCTGCAATCATGTATAGCTCGATACCTTCATCAGCACACACCCGCATAAAATGATCTTCAAGATTCTTGGCTGTGACGAAGTTGATATACTTACGCCTATCAGTAACATCACCTAAGTGAAAGACCGTTTTGATGCCATTCTCACGTAGATGCGGAAAGAATACTTCCCTATAAAACTTTATTTGATGTTCAGCGATTGCGGCATTATCGTTTCTTGCGCCCCAATGCGTATCATTAATAACAGCAATTTTCACTAAGACTTCTCCTCGACATTAGTCTCATCATCTTTCTTTTCTGGTGGCGCAGGTACAGCGTCATCAGCTATAAACTTCTCTAATCCAACTTTAGCTTTGATCTGCTTCTTCTTCTTATCTTCGATCTTCTGCTCATACGTTCTAACAAAATCAGACATATAGTCATTGTTAAGATCGATGTATGCGGGCTCACCAGATGCATCATCAGCACCATCTGTGGCTGTGCCTGTCATAACAGAGTTCACTGTTACCTTGTGCTTAATATACAGTTGTTTCTTCTCTTTGTCAATACGTCTTAAGAAAGCATACCAAATAATTTGAGTAAAGTAAGCAAAGGGGTTGTGCGATTTCTCTGGATCAAAGTTGCCTAGTGCCTGAATAGCATTCTCTAAGCCATCACTGATCATCTCGTCTTTATACGAGTATCCAGAAAAGTTAGGTTTGGACGCCAGTCTAGTCGATATCTGATAGATACAGTGCCCGATGTAGTTGGGTATTTGTGGTCGCTTATCGCCAGAGTCCTCTGCTTCATTGCAGAGTTTCTTGTAAGCTATGATAGCCTCTAAGAACTCAGGATTGTTAACGTAGTTACGTTTTGCCATATAGATTCACTCCTTATTTGACTATCATTATAGCTTAAACAACACCTCATGTCAAGTATTATATAAGTTATTTGCTGAAATTAGTTGAAGTTTTTTCGTGATATGTATTGACAAACAGTGGATGTGCGTGTATAATAGAGTTATGACTCTTAAGAATAAATATAGATTCAGTCATACTGTAAGTTTATCATTCTTTCTTCGAAAGTGCTTGACAGCACATCATTCTGTATGTATAATAGCGTTATCGCTTCAAAACAATAATCTAATGTTTGATTGCGTCTCTAGACTCAAGGTATGCGATTAGCGTGTCTTCAGCCTCTTCTCCGAACGCAACTTCTTCTTCTCTTTCTCTTTTCATGTCTTCTAGTCTAGACACGAATGTGTCGTAGTACTCGGTAGCTTTTTCGTTAGCTGGTCCACAAAACATCACATCACTGTTTCCCAAGGTAACAGCGTTTGCTTCAGATAGTAGCATCCAACTTTTAGCAAAGAATCCGTGTACTGGATGTATTCTGACTTGAATTGGATTCTCAACTAGTATATCTTCTTCGCCAGTTTCGATAAGATCCCCAATTAAATCATCTCCGTTATTCAATTTAATATGTATCAGCATGTTCTATCCTTTAACGTTAACATTATATATACGATACTCAAACCCCTCTTCATTGTATATCTTCACTCTTTCCATGAAATGCTTAGTAGCAAAGTTCTTAGTCTGTTTCCATTGTAGATCATCTACTATGTCGTAAAGCGTAGCTTTACTGTTCCCATCGCTCTTTCTTAGAACTCTTCCTATAGATTGTAAGTTTCTGATTTTGGATTTAGACGGGCTTGCAAAGATGATATTGTCCAAACGCTTAATATTAACACCAGTGCTGAAAGTACCATAACTAGCGAGAATAATATTATCATCATTTGTTTCAGACAATCTCCTAACCTCTTCACGCTCTTCAGCACCAATTCCACCGTGTATGAAGTGTATGTGCTTGCCTTCTTTCTTAAGCATCGGATGTAAAACTTTGCCATGCTTTTCGACAAACTGAAATAGTATGAGAGTGTTGCCCTTGAGGCTATGAGCCAAATTTTTAATGTACTTATTGCGTGATTCATTTCCAACTATCCAGTCAATTTCTTCTTGATAACTCTTACCTTTATTTAGCTTCCTAATTTCATCTGGATATTGAAGAGCGATAGCTACAATACCAAACTCTGCTAATGTGTTGTCTTCGATTAACTTCTTAGTCTGCGTAACTTCAAAAACAGATCCAAATAAACCCTCTAATACCAGCTTGTGTGTTTCTGTACCATCTAATGTGCCAGTAAAGCCGTAACGATACTTACAGTCTGGCATTTTTTCTAGCACTGAGACAAGAGACTTGGCTTTAAATAGGTGTGCTTCATCTCCTATGACTACATCAAACTTAGCGAACCAGTCTTTCTTTAGCTTGTATACAGATTGCCACGTTGTGATCGTGATATTTGCATCAACGTTTTTATCTACACCGCCTCTGATCTTGTGTATATCTAGTTCTTCGCCATTGTTGTATTCTACGAAGTCTGATGCCATTTGTTCGACTAGAGATGTTGTAGGAACTACTATGAGAACCTTTCTATCGTTAGCGTCTACGTGAAATCGAGATAGTAGATAGATGATAAACGATTTGCCCGATGCTGTAGGCGATAGCAGTAAAGCTCTATCACTTTTCAGCGCATGTACTACTGCGTTGTTTTGATAATCTCTAGGAGTAAAAGCAGACTTAAACTCTTTAGCTAGATCGTATCCTGCTGTATCTTGAACGGGATTATTGGGTACTATTCCCTTATCTACCGTAACGTGGTATTCCCTAACATTGCAAAACTTGAGTATATAAGGTACTAGTCCTGCGTATATCATACCAGTCATAACATTGAGAAGACGTATCTTGCCGTCCCAAACTTTGTTACGAACAGAAGGCATAAACTTAGCGCCAGGCACTTCGAATGTGAAGTACTCCGACATTTCCATCTTAACGCCTGGGTCAGCATTGACCCTAACGTAGACTTCGTTTACCTTCTCGATACTCACTTCATCCATTATGCACCCGTTCTAAATCGTTCCCAATCAATTATAGATTTGATTTGGAATCCTCTATTGTTAATTTGTTTGATGATTGCTTCTAGATACTCTACCTTCTGCGACTGTTCTCCTATCTTCAGAGATGATTCAATGATATCATCGTCTGCTTCTAGGTATGATGGAATATCTTGTCGTAGAATTTTTAAAGGCTGTGGCTGCCAACCGAACTGCTTTAGCTCAGTACTATCTAGTTCGCCTTTGTAGTATTCGGTTTTTAGTTTGAACAGCTTCTTGTATTCAGCTTTCATTTTGCGTAGGATGTAACCTTCACCCATATATATCTTGAAGTACTTGTTGTGTAACTTTGGTGTCTGTGACGCTTCGTTCGATATGTTTATAGTATCAACGGGTCCGTCTTTCTCCCACGCTTCAATAATATTCTCTAATTTCATTCATAATCTCCATAATTAATACATGTGCAAAATGCACAGGTTGTTCAAATTTTACAGTATCTCTATAGTGTAATCACTGTATTTGAATGTGATGTCAAAAGTAGGTGGATTGACATCTGCTTCAGTAGTATTTAGCTGTATGCTGCCAACAGCAACTGGGAACATTTCTTTAAACGTAAGTCTCATGTTTGGATTCTTATTGCTATCCATTATGATAATTGATCCAGATGATGTAACTCCTGTGCCTTTTGGATTAGCTGTTTTAGCTCCTGATCCACCTGCTACTTGAGGTGAGTTGAGTGCCGCATATCCAGTAAAGCTTTCTGGTCGAGTGATAGCTTCTAGCCAATCAAGACATTCTTTAAACGCAAGCATATTTTCATCAGCTATAATAGACATAGTTAAGTCTTCATACACTAGTGTGTCACCAGGCGTATAGATCGACTTAAAC